ATGCTCTTATATTCATCGTTATCGCTGTCAGCGGCTTCAACAATAGCCTCTGCAAGTTCAGGAAAGATTTTTCTATAAATAAAACCAATCGCATTGATATAAAACGGCGTGGTCTTTTTTGCGAATGAATTTAGATCTTTATCTGAGAAATCAAATTCATCTTCAGAAAGTGTCGCATTGATCATGTGACCAATAATTTTGTGTCTCTTGTGTTCGACATTGATTGGCTTGTTAGCAAAACTCTTTACGCACTTAATTGCCGCTTCTGAGTTCATTGCGTCACCATTGGCATTGATTTGGTTGACAACAGCCAAGTTAAAAACAACAGGCAAAACATCAATATTGAGTTTAGCATTGAAACCCTTTGGAAGCATATCTTGAACAGACGCTTCTGAAATTTCCATATCATCAAAGCTTTGAATATTCAAAACTTTAATTTTTGGACAAAGAGTAAAATAGTTCTCTTTTTTATCTTTGGTCATATCTTCCCTTACACCGAAATCTTAGTAGAGTGATATAAAATTGCAGCAGACATATCATCCAAACTATGCTCTGCGCCCAACTGAAGAACTTCAGGATTTAACTCAAGCGTCTCGATATGCTCAAGGTCTTCTACAACTTTGCCAAGTTCAGCATCCCATTCGTTGCTCTCTTTCGATGCAATGATAGATTCGCAGATACGACCAACAAGCTCTTTTCTGTTTTCATCAAGCTCTTCGATACCAAACTTAAGAGCAAAATCTCTATAAGCTTTTGTTTCGAGTTCCATGACCTGAGTGGCAGCTTTTGTGATATTAGCTTTAACGTAAGAAGCATTCGACTCACCCATAGGTCTGCCGCCAGACGGGGAAGGATTGGTTGGGTTGCCAGCCTTGCCTTCTTTTGCTGTTTTTTCGGAAGGTGCTTGACCACCGCCAGCAGCAGGTGAAGACCCCTTGGTGCTTTTTGGCTTACCTTCGCCTTCTTCTCCTTCATAAATGCTAATACTGTTCACTATTGGTGCGTAGTAGCCTTTTTCGCGAGCTTCTTTAAATTTGTCTTGTTCTTTCTCCATTTCTTCCGCACTTGGGAAATCACCATGATGGATAACATCCATACCCTGTTCAGGAGTAAGAATGCCAAGCTCCATTAGACGAGTCGTAAGCTTGGTGAGATCAGAGTTGTCCAGAGTGTCTGTCTTGACAAAGTTAACCTTTGGACAATTCTTAAGACCAAGACCTTTGCACACTCGCTTAATTTCGGGCTGAAGAAATTCATCAACAAACTTTTTGCGAGACTCTTCAAGACGAGTCATAAAGATCTTCATCTTGAGCGATCCATCAGAATACTTAGTATTACCAATAAGAACGTTTTGAAGACCTTCTTCAATATCCTTGTTCAGAACCTCATACTTCTCAGCGCCCATGACCTTTTTCAAGTCAGGGATAACAAATTCTGCTTTAGTGGTATAATCAGAAACAAGCACACGACCAACACTTTCATTCTGGAAAATGTTTTGCATTGCGTCAATTGCTTTGTGGTTAATGCCACCCTTATCTGGTTCTGCGCCCATAGTTACAAGAAGAACCACGTTTTCAATGGAACGAGCAATAGCTTGGTCAATCTTTTTGAGTTCAAGCTTTTTATTCATGTCATCAAGGACAGAGAAAGCATATGGAACCGACAATGGTTCGTAATCTTGCTTCTTAGCAAAAATCGTATGAAGAACAGTAGAGTCTAGTTGGATTTCAGCACGACCAGATGTAAGGCTGTTTTTATTGTCGATGATCTGCTTGGTTCTATCGGGAAGAGAATCATACATCTCTTGTTCATGTTTGTTTTGCGGATTACGCAAGCGAGAAACCTCAAAAGGAGTCAGCACCTTGGCGTAACGGTTTTCAGAGAAAGATAGAGATCCTTTGGCGACAATATCCACAGGATTCAAAACAAGATAACGAATAGGAATTTTAAAGTCTTTAGATTCTGCGCCATATGATTCGTAAAGCTTTCCAGCATTGCTTGCTTTTAGCTTACCATCTACACGGTGAACAAAGAAGTTACTGGAGCGATAATACTCACGAAAGTATTGGCTTTTTAGATCGTTAAGATTGATGCGCTGAAACCAAGCTTGGACAAGCTTGCGAGACTTTTCACTACCACCTTCAAGATAAACATCAGCATCAGCAAAATCAGATAACAGATCAACCGTGCTGCGAAACGCTGCAATATTAAAGTAAGCCTTTTGGCAAAGCTCGATAGCATCCTTTGCGTCTACAGAGTCAGCAGAATATTCAAAAGGTAAAAGACCATCATTGATGTTCTTAAAGCGTTTGTTGATTGCTTTAGTTGCTGTAGAGTTTGTGCGACCTGTGGAGCGTTCAGCAGAACTTGGGCGCAGGGAACGAGAAGCTGTAGACTCATAGAAAGAGTCACCTATCATTTTTGGCTCAAAAGCTTCTGGCTCTTTATGAGCTAAAGACTCAAGACTTTGAGACTTGTTTTTTCTCTTCTCCCAATAATCGGAAGTCTTTTTATATTTTCTCTTTTTAGGGGCGTTTGCCATGTCAATTGTTACACTTTAACTTTTAGAAAGTCACTTTTTTACTTAATTAAACGAGGAATAAAATCGTTTACTGGTTTAGGTTTTGGTTTAGATACCATCATATCAAAGTAAACCTTAATAAACCAGTTACCAAGGATCAATGCGGAGTAGGAGTCTTTACGCGCTCTATGTGGGCCTGTTTGACGTTTTAAGTTTTGAGGCAGATCAAATGTCTGAGAACCCTGTGGGTTGCTTTTGACCTCAATATTCGCGCACTCAGACTTTGTAAGCTCAATAATACTTTTCTGGTGGTCAACAAATTCAACCATTCGCGCATTTGCTTTGTCAGCAAGAATCACGTTATCCCAAGTGATCTTAGAGATTGGGATATTCTTCTTGCATTGAGAATCGAAGTGGTCATCAACAGAGCGTGAGCCAAACAGAATACGGCGGTGGTCGATATTTGCCTGAAGTAGTTCATTTGCTGAACGAATCCATGAGGAGGTAGGCTTACGTAGAATACAATATTTGCGCCCAGTTACATTATAAATATTTTTTAATTCTTGCATATTAGCTTCGTATTCTTCTGCTTTATCAATATCAACACTCAAAACACCAATATGAATATTAGACTTCTTGAACAATTCGCTCTCGTTACAAGAATCAATAAATTGAACACCACCATTGTAGTCGCCGCAGATACCTACAACATTAAAGTTGGTTAACAGGTAGTGAAAATATTTCATATGATCCTTTAGAGTAACACCTGCGATAGCATAACTATGCACAAGGCATCCTTTTTGTTCTTCTTCCAACAGTTTAAAAACATGCATGGCAAAGTGGTCAGCGCTTGTGTTTCCTGCCCAGTTGGGGTCAAAGGCGATAATGTATTTGGCGCTAGGATCTCCTGCAACCTCTGCCGCAGGTTGTTCTCCATCTGGAATCGTGCAAGCAGACATTTTAGACAGACGGAAGTAACCATCTGATTCATCCACAAACTGCCCACCAAACTCTCGCTTGAACTGCATCTCACTCATGGTAGACTTTGCTTGTTTTAGAAGGTTTTTATCGTAAAGTGTGTTAGGCGCACAGTCGTAACTTAATTGCATAATGATTCGATATGCATCATCAGCAGCATCTTCATCGTTTTCTTCATCATTATGCTCGTAAACGCCAGAAATCAAATCACGGTATTTGCAATAAAGCTTATACATATATTCGAACTTATACGAAGGCGAGGAAAGAATGATTAGCTTATTGTTTGGCCAAACATATCTCTCAGATTCTTTCATTAAATCTTTCTCGATCATGCTTGTTTCTAGGTCATAGATTTCTTCACGCTCAGTTGGGTTTTCAACAACACCAAGGAACGGAAGAATAACCTCGTTGAAGATACTCTCAGGAATAGTCAAGAATTCGTCAAGAACCATACGGTTAAAACGGAAACCACGAAGGCGCTCACCGTTCGCTAGAGGCAGGGCAATAGCTTTTCCTTTACCAATAACCATTGTCCATGCGTCCGTGCCTTTAGTGAGCTTATAACCCGCTTCATGAGCCATCTGCGCTTCAGGTTTGCTCATGATATCCTCAATCTTTGCAAAAATCTGTTTAGACTGACGAAATGTTCCCGCAATCACACCGATATTAGCTGTAGGATTAAGAAGACATTCAAGGATAACATAAATAGCCGTAGAGAACGTCTTAGATAAACCACGCGAAAACACGAACATAGAGTAATCACCAATCATCATAGACTTGATAGCCATTTCTTGGAAAGGAAATAACCTAACACCTAGAAATAACTCACAAGTAAAACCAACGTTATTACGCAGAAACTTATAGAGATGATACTTTGCATCTTCTTCGTTTAAATCGCCCTCAAAGTTAATGATTATATCATTAACTCTTTTTGCAGAGAACTCATAACGGTATCTTTGTTTTCCTTTATCAAGCATGAGACTTTTCGTAGATTCTTTTCTCTAGATGATATTGAACATCAACATCCCACAGTGTTTTTCCGTGATAGAGAATTTTTGGAATGATTTTTTTTGCTCCAGCCCTGTTGTGGGCGAAGATAAATTGAAGGTTATTGGGGTATTTGGCAATCATGTCACGAACATTGTGCCACACAAAAGCTAGGTTGCTTCTAAAAGGATTACTGCGATTATTGATCTCTACTTGTGCAAGTGTAGACTCAACCACAACAAACATATAAGAATCAAACTTAACGCAGCGATCCATTTCTCTTCTGAAGCGCTCGTGGTCGCGTCCGAATGTGGATCTGAAATCATCTTCAGATTTACGGTCAACAAAAGTTGGAGAGAAGTGTTTTCCCGCCGCAGCATAGTCGCCAAAGTCTAGTTTATGAGAAACACCATTAGAGAAGTTCAATGGTCTTTGTTCGCGAGTGTCAATTAGGATCTTGATATCCTCTGGATTATCTTGCCAGAAGTCATGAGGAAGAGTGTCATTGAATGGGTTTTGCAAACCCACCTCTTTACAGAACTCATTGTAGTCACCCCATACATTTTCAATAGTAACGCGATTAGCAAGCTCATACAAATCATAGAAAGAGCTAGGAGGCATATATTTGAGTTCTTTGTGGTCAATCTTCTCTTTGAATTTTTTAAGAATGTATTCTTTGACTTGGTTTTTGGGCGCAGTCTTGACCCACTTCATGTAGTTGTCGAAAGACGTAAAGTTATCCGCGAAATACTGATCGTAGTTTTTGAAAGGAATTGGTTCTCCTGTGAATAGGTCTTGCTTTGCATAGTGCTTAGTGTAATAATCACCAATCCTATCAAAGTGTTTTTTCATATGCAAATGAAGTCCTCGCTTGCTGCTGAACTTCTCCCCACACTCTTTGCATGTCCATTCGCTCATAATAGTTCTTCTTTTGATATACCAAGGACACGAGATTTAAACTCGTCCATTCTTTCAAGTTCATCTGCAACATCGCTAACTGTTTGTAGGCGCATTTCTGCCATTTTCACCATGCGATCTCTTTCTTCCTTATCTTGAAAGGCTTCAACAAGTGATTCGATGGTTCCATTGCGTTGACCGCGAGCTTTAAGACGTTCCTGACGACTACCGTTCAAACCTTTGGAAAGAGCATCAATACGCTTCTCGCATTTATCGAGTTCTTCACTGGTGGTTTTGATAAGTTCAGTAAAACGCATACTAGCTTCTTGGTTACTGCCAGAATCTTCCAAGACCTTATTGAGCCGATCAAGACGAGACTGAATATGCTTTACACGCACGAAGTTGGCACATAGGTTAATGTATTGGTTGATTTCTTCAACACTAAGATCAATCTTATCCCATGCAGCACGAACAAACTCACTTTCAAACAGTTCACGATCTGCAACTTTGCAGTATTCGTTAATTGTGTGTTTGAAACGAGGACTATGCAGATACTTGATTAGTTTCTGCATCATTTTTTCGTGCTTGTTGCTTAGATTCGCGGAGTCTAGTTCTTCTCCTGCCCAATCGTTTACTTTTTTGACAACTTTGGATATTGCATTTGGTGGAGTCCATTTATCTTTTGTGACTAGCTCGTTGTCATCGAGAATAGCAGGGCGGTATTCTTTAAGAAAGTCAATAGTTGCGCGGTGCTGAACGCTCAGGCTTTTAATATCTTCATCACCAAATACAATACGTGCAATCTCAAGAGGATTAAGATCTTCGTCTATACGATCACTCAATATAAACTGTTTCTGTTCTTCTGTGAATTCTACAGCTTTTACTGGTTCGGGTTTTGTGGTGTGGTATTGCTTGTCTTGACTAGCAAGAAAAGATCGAATTGCGCGACCTATTTTGGAGCGCCCATCAGCTTCAGGATCACCAGAGACAACCTGAGTAATACGTTTAAGATCAGGGTCTTTCTTAAACTCTGTGATCACTTGTTGTTTTTGCTCGTCTGTAAGTTCTATTTCCTTCATAGCAGGTCATCTTCTGAAAGCACTTTGCGTCCAAGCTCATAGAATCTTTTTTTAAGATTATTTAATTGCTTGTAACGTGGTGTCTTTCGGTTCTTTTTATCTTCTTTAAATCCGAATTTTTCTGCAACTTCTTGATCTGAGCGATGCTCAATATAAATCATGCGGTAGATTTCTTTATGTTTCTCACTGGATAGTTTAAGAAGGATACTATTGTGGAGTAATACTGCTTTTTCCTCATAGTTGATACCTGCTTTAATGCATGTCTCTCCAATAGCTATAGTGGGATCTAAGGACAAAGGAAGTTTGAGATCATATGCGTTTTTCTTCTTTTTCTTCCATCGTAAGAATACGTCACATTGCTCGTCCTGTTTCCCGCTCTTAGAAAACGCACACTCGTCTCCACCCATGTAGTATTGGCATTTGAGGCAGGGCTTCGCAAAATTACCATAATGATTGCGAATCTGGTTAAGAATCTGATTGTAGATCAGTCTCGCGCACCAAGGCCCGAATGGGAGGGACTGATCCCACAAATGCCACTTGAGATGAATATGATTCCTAATCAACTGACAAATATCATCATAATCCATCCAAGCAATAGCAGTCAACTGCCATTTAGGACGATATCGAGCCAAAAGTCGCTCAATTTCGTCATGCATGTCTTCATATTGTTTTGGCGTATTATCGCTCATCAATGTCCTGCGCTCTAGATACCTTTTGACAGTCTTGGATGCTTTGTTTTAGTAAAGCATCTCCATCAGGAAGATTGCTAGGTCTACGCTTCATGGTAGACCCATCGCCTTCGGCAGTTCCAACTACTTCACCCATCTTAAGGGTTTGATTGTTGTAGTCAGAAGTGATACCACGGCGAATCTTATCTAGATCATAGTCAGCTTCAACAGTTACAGCTTCATCAAGCTCTTCAACGAGAGCAGGTGCTGTTGACTTAGCTGTTCCATCAACGGACTCCCCACATTTGGGGCAAAAACGAGGCTTATCGTAGTTATACTTGATTTTATAGCCACAGGATACACAAAAAATCTTGTTCATGGAAAATTATATATCATTTACACATAAAAATCAATTTTTTATTGACTTTGTTGAGATTTTTCTATTTTGTCAACGATGTATGCTACGATAGGATCGCGCATGATATCATCTTTGTTGAATTTGAGACATTGAATGCCTTCTTTTTGACTTTCTTTGTCATCAAACAAATTGAAAAAATTATCAAAGCCACTATTTCTGATATCGCTTTGCATTGGATCTCCACAAACAAAGAGTT